TAGGCTTGCCACGGCGTTCTTCCCGCTTGATGTTGGCTCCGATACTGTCTCTGGTGAATCCTTTTTTCAGTGGCATGGCTTACCTCTTAGATTTACGTTGTGGACGGGTTTGTTTAGGTTTGAGCGCGCGTTGGGCAGACCTGCTGCCTGCAAGCTCATTCTCTCCACCCTTACGGGCTTCTCTCTCTTCTTTCGTTTCTCTCATTTTTCACTCCTAGTAGGGGTTGTCATGGCAGGTAAAGTTGCATAAGGATTGATTTGAGACTGACGCAATGCTGCGGCTGTTTCTTCTGGTTTTAAATAGGCTTGTGCAGCACCACGAGACACAGTAGGAGCCGCTATCATGGTTGCGCCCATCGCAGGCAAGTAAGGCAAACCTCCAGCCAAACCACCTCCAAACAAGCTCAAACCTGTTCCTGCTCTCAACAGACCACCAAGGGTTGTGGCTTCTGTCTGCGGTACTCTAGGCTTGGCAAAGATGTTGTAAGTTTGCCCAACTTCTGTTAACGGAACGTACTCACCGCCACGACCACCTGTGCGACCATACAAAACATTCATAGGTTCAACACCAGCGTATTGCTGGGCAAATTTGTTGATATCTACATCACCCGCTCTCAAAATAGCTGGGTTTCTAGCAAAGGCGTCTTCAAAAGATTTTAAGGCTGCATACTTCTTGTCTATGCCTTGCAAAATTTTGTAGTCAGCAGCACCAAGATTTTGACGAGCCAAATCGTCAAACTGCTTCAAAACTTCTTTGCCAACCTGTTTGGGTGCGCCTTCAAGGTTGTAAACATAACCCGCTATTTCGCTGCGAACCTCTTTCCACAATGGCGCAGGTATTTCCTGACCAGCCTCTAAAGACTTGGCAAACTGGGAAACTTTTGCGCTTCCAACAGCAAAATTACGCAACTCTTCATTTTTGTTAAAGGCAGTGGATAAGTTGTTAGCAGTTTGTCCACTTACTTTAAATAACTTATTGCCAAGCAAGTCGTTGTAACTGTTGCTCAACGCATCATCTGCGGCTTTCATGGCGGTAGAAGCAAACGATGGTTCTACACCACCAAAAGCCTTTGCTACGGCTTTGTTGGCTGCCGCTTGATTCTCTCTTCCAAACTTTACAAACTCTTCTTTAGAGCCAGGCAACAACTGCATGACTCGCTCAATCATTTTTAAAGGTCTAGATTCTTGTATCTCACTTGGCAACACCCTCAATCCCGCTTCTTTTGCTTGCTGCAAAATACGCTCTCGTTCTGGTGTCGCCACTGTTTCGGGAATTTTGTATAGGCTTCTGCCAGCCGCTTCAACCACAGGTGCGGTAGCGCGTTTGACCGCAGTAGAAGCCGCGCTAGGCACAAGACCTCCAGCCATTTCCGACAATTGCTGACCTGTCCTGCCTGCTCCGCTTGACTCTGCCATTTGCCTTGCAACTTCACCCGCACCTCCAGCCAAACCCGCAGAACCAACAGCACTTCCAAGACTACGCAAGCTGGTTGGGGTTAAAGCTTCTGCAATTGACCTTGCGCCACGCTGTATAGGTCCAGCCATCATTTGAACGGCTTTGGGGGCACGGCTTGCCAACTTTAGTGCGCCACCCGCAGCAAGACCTATCGGCCCAACAGAAGACGCAGCCTCACCAGCTTTAGTCAAAACTTTCTCTACAGGACCTGCCTCATACTTTTCTGTCTCTGGGGCTTTAACATCTTGCCCTGGTATTTGAGCAGACAGCTCTTCAAATGTAAATTGTTTTTGTTTGGGTTTTTCATCCATTAGTCTTCCTCCTCATTAGGAAAAACAAAAGATGTTCCGTCCCATAACAACTTGCCTTTAGGGGTGTTGTATTCAAGACCAGTCACAAGTTTTGATTTGTCTTTTGGCATGTCAAGAACAATCCCATATTTTGTAATGACAGACGGATACGCTTTTCCAATAACTCCCGTTTCTTGTCCTACCAGCCTTCTCCAGTTGCGAAGTTTGTCAAGAACCACATTTGGGCTATCTTCACGCAAAGGCAAAACGCCACGTTGACGAGCAAATTCAGCTCCTGTCACGGTTGCACCAGATTGATCTTTCAACTTCTGGTTGGTCAAAGCGTTAAAGTTTTGCAAGAAATCACGCTCTTCTGTGGTCATGTATTTCTGGGCAATGTCATACGGAATCCTGCCTTGTATGACACCAATACCCCGAATCTTTCCACCTTTAATCAAAGCGTCTGCTTCTGCAACAATGTCCGTAATGTTGTCTAAAAACAAAGCATTTTGGCGAACAGCTTTTTCAACGTCTGTTGGCGTTTTTTCTGCTTTTGCAGGTGCCTTTGCACGTAGTTGAGCTATTTCTAATTGCTGGTCTCTCTGCAACCTAGCTCTTTCGTTTGCCGCAGCCTCTTTTGCCTCTGCCTCTTTTTGCTTCACCACATAGTTCACAATTTTGTCCATGCCTACTGATGATTCTTCTATAAGTTTGTAGTCACCTACTAACTCACCCTTACGCAACTGTGCTTGCATAATAGGTGAACCAGCTTTTGCCGCCGCCAACTGTGCAGCAGCCATGCCAGCTTGTTTGTCAGTAGCCGCTAACTTAATAGCGTCTTCCATCTCTTTTCGTAGCTCTGCATGCTTCTGCTGCATAACCTTGAAATTCTTTTCAAACAAGTCGCGCTCTTTTTTGTAGAGGTCAGCACGACCTTTTTGGTAGCCTTCCAGCATGCCGTTCATCGCACCCAGCGCACCTACAGCAGCCTGCTTGCCAGCGCCACCCATCAACACACCCATGACGTTGATAAGCGAGAACAACCCCGCCAAGTCTTTAGCATTGTCTTTTGTAGGAATAAACGCAGGCAGCGGTTCTTTTTCTACTGCGGCCTTGTAACCTTCACGAGCAGTACGTTCCTGCTGGGCAGCTTGTTCCTCTACACCAAGAGTTTTCTCTGCCAGCAATTCTGTCTGTGCTTGCTTGGCTTTTAGTTCATCAGCCGTGGCTTTTGTGATGCCCTGCTGTAATCTTGCTTTTTCTTCTAGAAACGGTCTTTGAACACCAAGAATGTCAGACGCAGATAACTTGCCTTTTTTTTCAGGAATAACGGGTTCAGGTATCTTTAATAGAGTTTGCGTTTCTTCTGCCATCACGCACTCCTTTGCTGTTGAGTCGTTTCAGGAGCAACGCCGTACAAAGCACGAGTTACGTTAGTGAAGTAGTTGTTAGTCAACTGGTTCACATACTGGTCAGCCTGCATACCTGTACGTATAGCACCCAGAGCTATCTGGTCACCTATACCAGAAATCTTCAGTCCTAGATCGTACTGCTGCGCCAACAACTGTTGACGGAAAGCCTCTACCTGCTGCTGGGTCTGTGCTGCACCCACACCGCCTCTGCGCTGTGCTTGCTGTGCAGCCTGTGCCTGTACTGCTTGCAAGGATTGCTGTGCTTGCGGAGTAAGTTCACCACGCTGTGCCTGTGCTTGTAACTGCAAGCCTTTCTGACGATAAGGAGCAGCAACTGCTTCTATTTCTTGCCGACCTTGCTGTGCGCCTTCTCTGGCTGCTGCGGTTTGACCACGACCTAACAGACCTGACACGCCTGCTATGCCTAACTTCGCAAGTGTGTCTTTGGATAAACCTGTAGATTTTGACAACTGGTCTATTACAGAACGCTCTGCTTCTGGCTTTGCGCCCTCTCCTGTTGGACCCACTCTGCCTGCAAGCGTTTGCAACTCTGCGGGTGTTGTTGGTATCCCTGCTGCTTGGAATGCGGCTCTTTCGTCTGCTTGTGGCTGTGCAAATGGGACACCAAAATCTTGTCCAGCTTGCACATTAACCACAGGTTCAGAAGAAACAAATTCTTGTGGCAAATTTGTAAATGTTGGAATAGATGCAGTTTCTGTTTGATTTACAGGAGCATTAAGCTCTGGTGCTTCTGAATAAACATTTTCTAAATCAGGAGATGGTGCTAAGACTTCTGGGATGGAATCATCTTGGAAAGACGGAATTCCTGTGTCAGCATGTGGTCTACCGCTGCCACCACGCTCTTTCAGGACACTGGCTTCTTCTGGGGTGATGTAGGCCAGCATATGACCTTCTGGAGCTTTTGCTTGCAGAAGACGAGCAATCTTGCGGACATCACCGCCCATGCCTGTGAGTTTTTTCAGTGCTGTTGCCATGTCATAGTCCTAACGCATCTTTAAGACGCAGTGATGCTTCATTCCAAACTTGCTCTCTTTCTTTACCAGACTCCACGCCCTCAATCTCACCAGCAGGACGTATAGCTGCTAACGCTTGTCCTAATCCTGTTTGAGGAAAAGCCCCGAACGTGCCTAGTTTTACTACATTTTTTCGTGGAGCAACTTTGCGTGATGCGGAGATTGATACGTTTGGTTCATAAGGTTTTTCTGGTGTTCTAGGTTGTGCTCCAGGTCTGTTTTCTCCACCTGCATAAATACCGCCATCACCAAAACCTTCACCCTCACCATCACCTTCACCAGGGCCAGCACCAGAGCCGTCACCACCACCATCACCGCCGCCAGAACCTGACCCAGTTCCTGCGCCTGTACCGCTTCCAGTTCCGCTTCCTGTGCCAGAACCAATACCTGTCCCTGTGCCAGTTCCTATTCCAGAACCTGTTCCAGAACCTACGCCAGCTCCTACACCCGTACCTCTTCCTGGAGCGCCACCTGGACCAGATGTGTCTCTAGCAGGTGTGCTTCCTCCCCTAAATCCACTAACAGTTCCTTCTGGAATCACAATGTTGGGTGTGAAGCCTTGATCTGGTAACGTGCCTCCTGACAAGCCTGAAAACTTTCCAGAAAAGAAATCTGAGTATTCAGCAGGCACTTGTGCTTGACCCGTTGTTTGTGTGCCTGCGCCGCCGCCGCCACCACCACCGCCTCCTCCACCGCCTGTAGCTCCCGCAGTAGCTGCTGGTCTGGCTTCTCCAACAACAGGATTGTTGACAACTTTTTGGACAATGTTGTTAGCAGCTTGTTTTTCTTGTTCAGTTGCTTCTGGGTTTCTGACAATGTTGTCACGCCACAAAATGATTTCGTTGATAGCTTGATCTTTTTGTTCAGGACCGTCAAAAGCAAACAACACAAAGTTTTCAGACTGTGGTCCTGTAGAGCCTGGTCCAAAAACAGACGCTTTCCCGCCCAAACCTGTAGGCGTCGTGCCCGCAGAAAAAATAGCACCGTATTTATCAAAAAATCCAGCAGGTGTTTCTGTTGCGTTTTTGTCTACGTTAGCTTTAAGAAAACCAGTGACTACAGGGTCTGTTGTTGTTTCAGTTCCCCCAGGACTTGTGCTTGTACTCAAGCCTTGTTCAAGCATTCCTCTGAGCTCTACAGTAAAATAAGAACCAACAACGTTTCCTTGCTGGTCAAAAACTACCACTCTGTTATTAGATGGGTCACGAACCCTATAGTTTCCATCAACGTCAACACCTACGGAATCAGGAATTGAGTTGCTTAGATTTTTTAAATCTGTCGCTACATCTCTTGCAACTGGAGCTGTAGATGGCGTTGTAAGAGCGGCATCAGCTGGTCCCGCAACAAGGGTGCCTCCTTCTTGTGCAACAGTAGATGGTGCTGTAACGCTAGGTGTTTGTGCTTGGCTTCTGTAGTAGTCTTGAGCAGACTGAACACCGTATGAACGCAATCCTGATAATGCCGCTTGTTCTGCGCTTCCTGTAGACAACAAAGTGCCTGCCGCCGCTTGTCCCGCCCGTGACAAAGCTGGGTCTGTACCTTCAGGAAGATATGGCGCTGCATATTCTCCTATAGCACTACCTCCAGCTCCAGTAACAGCTGATGTCAAAACATCTTGTAAATCTCCACCTCTAATTGCTGTAGAAGTTGCGCTACCAACGGCGCTGCCTATTGCATTTGCAGCAATTTCGCTTGCTCCCGCACCAGCTGCCGCACTACCTGCGGACGCACCTAGTTGACCACCTATCTCACCGCCAATATACGCTGTTGCAATTTCGCCTACATTTGCACCGTTTGCAGCCGCTACAGCAGCAGAAGCTACTGGTACAGGGACACCCTGCGAAACAAGCACCACTGTTTCAATAATAGGAAGTACAGGACGAGCGCCCTCAACAAAATTTTCGACTGCCTGCACAGGATCGGAAACAACATCAACTATCGCTTGTATAGGATTACTTACAATTTGATTTAAAAATCCACCACGTCCACCGCCGCCACCACACATATCATGCCTCCACTATTGCTTGCATATAAGGACGCCCGTCTGGTCCTATGCCTTGGGCATCTATCTTGTACTTCAACCCAGCCATTTGCATGGCTTTTGCCACTTGAGGGTTGTGTATCAAAAACTTGGCACGGGTAAACCCTGCCTTTTTGCCAGCTTGTGTGAACTGCTGAACGCTGTCCATAAACTCTCGTGGTCTGTCTGCCGTTTCCATGCTCACCACATCCATCATGCCATTGCCTAAGTTTTGGTACATGAACAAAGTGTTGTTAGCTCTCATCACCCTAAAGCTAGGGTCTGACCTTACTTTGTCCCCCAAGGCTTTAATGATGGTTGTAACGTCCACTCCCATCTGTTCTGCCGCTGGTTGCAAAATTTCCTCAGCCTCTAGCCTTTTGCTTTTTTGACGTTCTTTCTTGACTTGATTTAAAACTTCGCCGTCCATATCACACTCCTAATCGAGCCGCAATCTGTTGGTGAATGGTGAGATGAACACCCAGCCAATCATAGAAATCATCCTCTACATTCCAGTCTGCGTCTAGCAGTTGGAACGGGTTGTCTAAATTTAATACGGTTGCGAATGACTGATGTTCTTGGTTGTGTACAAACAACCAGTCATCCAGCTGCCTGCTGTCAGCGTCAATAAGCGGGTATTTAGGGACGGCAATACCGCTGTCAGCCAAAATTTCGTAGAACAACTGGTGCTGCAACCCGTTCTCGAACAGCATTCTTCCTAGACCGTCAACGTCCCCGAACTCTACCGTTGACAAGTCATCAAAATTCATTTGTCGGCTTTCTTGTCCAGCTTGTCAAAGATTTGTTTGCAGATGTCTTTGAGTTCATCTACATCCCTGCGGTAATCGTCTTTAGCAACGTAACGCTGCGGGAAATCCTCTAGTCTGTCTTCTAACCTGTTAAGACTTTTCGTGATGTTGTTCAGCACCCAGCCTGCCAGAAATCCAGCACAGCTCACGACAATGTTGAAAATTTGTTGGTTATCCATGTTAGACAGCGTAGTAGGGGACTTTCACAACTGTACCGTTAAGATTGACTTGTATAAAGCCTGCGGGTTGCAGAGGCAGGCTGGCTATGCCGTAAGTAGCATTAGCAGTGGTTGTGGATGTCAAGTTGACCGACTGCACGTTCATCGTGCCTGTAGGAATAGTCACGTTATCTGTCGTAAGATTGCCAACTGCGGTGACGGTACTGCCCAATGTCAGGGTGGTATTGCCCAGCGTTAGAGTGCTGTTAGACAAATAGCTATTAGGGAAACTTGCTGTCACGCTCGTAATGTTGGCGTTGGCAAACGTGCCACCTGTGATTGCAACAGCATTGGCATTTTGTGTGGACATCGTGCCAAGACCAGACACCGCTGTGTTGGCAACGGATATTGTGACGTTGGCAGCAGCTGTTAGTCTTCCTTGTGCGTCTACGGTAAAAGTAGGAACCGTGTTGGCAGAACCATAAGCAGCCGCAGTCACCGCTGTATTTGCAAGAGAAATTGTGCCTGTGGTGGTAATAGGTCCACCTGTCAGACCTGTGCCTGTGGCTACGTTACTGACATAGATAACTTCAGAGTTGTCTACCTTCTGCCATATAGAGCCATTAAATACAGCCCAATCACCTACTACCCAATCTGTAATGCCATTAAGGTTGGTAGAGCCAGATACAGACACAACGTAATAATCGCCCTTAGTTCCCACGCTGGATGTCAGCGTAGGATTGTTGGTACTTGCGTCCCAAGTACCTTTGTAATTAAGAGCGCCTATAGCGTTGATGACTGAGCTGACTGTCTTTAACATGATTACATCCCGTCCCCAGGTGTGATGTACACCGTAGCTGTGCTTGTAGAGGTTATGCCAGTAAAGTATGCATTAGGGACAAATGTCAGAATCTCGTCTGTGCCTGCCAACAAAGGAAAAGCCGCACCGCTGCTGGACACTACTGCTGCGTTGTTGCCAGCATCACTAGCACTTGTGCCGTAACCCAAAAACACCGTGACATTGCCTGCGTTGATGATGCGATATTGGTTTCCACCAAGAGTAGTGGACACGCACTGCACGGCTGCTGGAGCTGTGGATGCAGCCAGAAACGTGACTGTGTTTCCCGTTTTTGTAAACGCTTGTATTCCCATTTTATGCTCCTATTGTTGCGGTTGATGTAGCACGATCTATTGACAATGTGCCTTCACAAACAAAATTCCAGTCATTTCCGTTTGGGTCTTTTTCACTTTGACAAGGCACGTTGATTTTGACGTGTTTGAACAAAAATTCTTTGTCTCCCTCAAAAACTCTCCAACAATGGTCAAGAGTACCTCTTCCCTCTTGGCCTCTTGTTTTGTTGAATCTTATTGAGTACTTCATATTACTTCTGCCGCAGGAGCAACACAAAAATTTTGTGCTTGCATCACACCTAAAGTGAAGTGAACAAAACGTATGGGTTTGTCAGACCCATGTCGGGTAAATGAATGAGACAGCCATGAGTTGGCAAATATCATCATGCCGGGTTTTGGCTCGAAGTTGATCATTTTGCTGGCAGGAGTTGCCATGTTCATGTCTTGCTCGGGCAGGTCAATCTGAACCTTGCCTGCACGGGGGTCGTGGAACACCACACGGGAGCAGTTCTCTGGCGTCTCAAGAAAGTAAAAGCCCACGATCTGTGCGCCAAACCCATGAATGTGCTGGTCCATTGCAGAGTGCTTGTGGTGTTCTTGTGTCCACATATCTGTAAAATGCACCGCCTTATCCTGCATGGCATAGCCCTGCTCATTAAGAATGTTCCAAGCAGTGGCACCAACAAACTCAGTAAACTTTTCTACACGTGGATCACCAAAGTAATTAGCTGTCATGTAGACAGGATAGATTTCATTAAGTGGCTGTTCTTTTTTAGCAGTGGCCAATGCTTCTTCAGAAACAGTGTTAACCATTTCCAAAAAGTCAGGGCGCTCAATCAAGTAGATTGGGCATGGGAAGTGATGCGCAACTTGAAGTTGTGTTTGAAGTACGACTTCAGCTACTGACTCAGCGGCTTTGCATACTTTTGATTTTTTTGATACTTTACTCATGCGGCTATCCAAGCCCAAGCAAGGAAGTCAAATTTATATTGACCTTCTGGACGGGCTGGAGCCTCTTTCCAGTTGTTGTCTGCGCCACACCAGAATACCAACACTCCTTCAACGGGTTCAGGGCGTGGGATTGGAGGAACCATCGAGCAGGTAGCTTCATCAAATACCCAAGCAGACCAATTTTCGGCTTGTTCACGGGAGTTGAATGCAGTGATGACGGCTTGTTGCTTGGCAGCCTTTTCCTCCGCAGTCATTTCACGCACCGACCATACGTCAGTCCAAAAACCATCTACTTTTTCATAGGTCGGTTCATTGGATTCCAGCACGTCATAAACACCCAGAGCAGGGCGTTCAACGCGAATGAACGCCTCCCAATGCGAAGGAACCTCACCAAACGCTTGAATAAGGTTGTCTTCAAACGCAGGATGATTCTTGGTTTGACCGTTTTCGGTTTTAATAAACAAATTCATTTTTTCTGCTAGTTAAAGATTCCCTGTACAAGTTGATGGGAAACTACGGGTATTGCCGGGCCAAATGATACGAACTGCGCCGCCGCCGGGGGTGCAATTACCAGCACCGCCGCCATAACATGCTCCTGAACCACCAGAACCGGGTTGTCCGTTTTGGCCGCCTGATAAACCGGGCGCACCGCTTGCGCCTTGACCCAATATGCCGACACCCCCAGCATAACTACTTTGACCGCCAGCACCGCCACCGCCACCGCCAGACCCAGCAATACCGGGACTACAATTATCTGGTGCGCCGTCGCCACCATTACCACTATAACCACCTGCTCCGCCACCACCACCACCTCCGCAAGGTGATCCGCGTCCTGCACCGCCATTGCCGCCGCCAACAGAGCCACCGATAGTTGTTCCACCACCGCCAGCAAATGGGCCTGCCCCGGACCCTGATGAGCCACCATTAGCCACAAGAGTAGTGCAATTAAATGATGAATTTCCACCGCCTTGGCCATTTGAAGTTGCTCTAGCGCCAACCACAACTGTGTAAGAATTACCCGGTGTTACGCCAAAATTGTTGTAGTACCGTAGACCACCACCACCACCTGATATAGGACCATTACCAAGAGCACCGCCACCTACAGCGACAACCGAAACAGATGTGACACCAGTTGGCGCAACCCAAGAATAAGATCCGGCAGTCGTGTACGCTTGCTGCCCGGGGGGTACTCCAAACGACCTCTGGTTCATAAAAACAGCTTGTGTTACCCCTGTCATGTCAGACCACTCCCAGAAATTAACCAAGAAGTTGAAGTAATTTTTACCGCAGTGGCTGAACCATATTGAGCTAGTGAACGTGTACCAGTTGTACCCGCACTAGATAAATACATGGTATCAGTTGTAATTGCAATACTTACAACATTAGAAGTCATGTTAATAAAACTGACTGCTGTTCCTACAGCGTAAGCAACACTTGAATTTGCAGGAATGGTAAATGTTCTTGCATTTGCATCACTTGATGGATGCAATATAACTTTTCCTGAATCTGCCAAAACCAATGTGTAATTAGTAGATTGGCTGTTAATTGGAATATTTCTAAATCCAACTGAATCTGTTCCGTCTACAGTGCAGTTGGATAATGTTCCGCTTGTAGGTGTACCTAAAACAGGAGTTACCAAAGTTGGTGAAGTTGCTAATGCAACAACTGTGCCAGAACCCGTAGTTGTATAGGACGTACCCCACGCTGAACCTGTAGAGTTGGCAATACCAGCTCCAGGATATGCAAAAGCTGATGGTGTTGAGGAAACCCAAGCTGTACCGTTAGATGTCAGCACGTTCCCGTTTGAACCTGGTGCAACAAATGCAACGTTGTTTGTGCCGTTACCTATCAACACGTTGTTGGCTGTTAGTGTTGTCAAACCCGTACCACCTTGTGCTGGCGTGATGGCGGTTGACACACTACTGATAGTGACATTTGACAACGTAAGGTTACCCACGTTACTGGTTGTGCCACCTAATGTCAGCGTTGCATTTCCTAGCGTAATAGTGTTGTTGGCTAGGTAACTGTTAGGAAACGTGGCAGCCACACTGCTAATCGTGACATTGGCAAGTGTCATGTTGTTGAGAGTGCTTACCGTGTTGCCAAGCTGGATAGCGGTATTTCCCAACGTAATTGTGGTCGCAAAGTTGTTGTCCAGCTGGGACAAAGGTATGGCAGCGGTTGCAGTGCCAAATGTATAGGGAACAGCCATGTTAGAACCTCACTCTTAATTCATGTTCAAACTCTATTGTATTTAACACAAAGCCAGCAGAATTGCTAGTCATGGTTAAGCCTAAATATTTACCGTATTGCTGAGCATCTGACTTATAGAGCGCATAGCCATTGCCCGTCAACCAGCCTATTGTTTGTGAGCTGTTGTTGACCCAAGTCAAGGTTGTACCCACATTGTTAAACCATACGACTGCGTTGTTAAGCGTGTATGTCGGGCTGCTACCACTCTCACTGTCTACTGTCACTTGGAAAGAAGCAGGGCTTGTTAGCGTAGCTTCAATGCCAAACTTTAACGCTTGCTTTGTCCTGATAGGGTCTTTCATAGGAGACAAAGCTGTTTTGACTGTGCTGTTGATGCTTGATGTTGCGTTTGCATACAGCCGGAAAAGAGCTGTGTCTGACACACCGTACAGATTGATGTTTCCAGAAAGAGGAGCTGAAGTGACAAAATTCAGCGTTCCTTGGCTAGTGATGAACCATTTTTTCTCAAAGAAAACAGCCTGCACATAACGACTTCCTGTACTGAAAGTCGCAGGAAAGCTGCTGTCAAGGTAGAAATTAAACGCCGCACACAGGATGTTGTTAATCAACACCTGTCCACCCGTGATGGGTTTTGTGAAATCTATGTACGGGAAAATGCCGTCAAGAGGGTCTGAAATTTTACTGGTTGTAGAACCCACAAGAGCATACATACCATAATCGTTCATAAACAACAAAGAACGAAAATACGGAAAAATGGCGTAAGTTCTCTTGCTGCCCACGCTGGCACTTACGTTGGTGTTAGTAAATAGAGTTACACCAGCTGTAGTTACCCGTAAATCAGAAATGACGTTGATGCTGTCGTCACCAAAAATGTACAGAAAGTTGTTGGCAGAAATGATGGCTTGTATGTTGCCATGCAAAGTGCTGTCTGTTAAGACAAACGTGCCTGCACTGACAGACGTGAAGTCAGAGTAGCTTCCTGCGGCTGAGTAGTACAACGTCCTTCCTGCCGCAACCCATGTGCGACCAGAAAAGGTAGCAACGTCTACGATTGGGTCTAAGTTTGTAATTGCTATTGCTGCGGCATTGTTTCCACCACCACCTGTAATGGTCACAGATGTGTTGCTGGCGTACCCAGAGCCAGGGTTGCTCATAATCACTTGGGTAATCTGACCTCCGCTGAGAATGGCTGTGCCAGCAGCGTTGGATCCAGAACCTGTAATGGTCACGACTGTGTTGGCTGCATTTGTGTAACCTGTTCCACCATTTGTGATTTGCACCGCTACAGTGCCTGTTTTGAAGGTTGTGAAGCTGGCAATTGCCGTGGCGTTAGAACCGCCACCACCAGAAAGAGTGACGTTTGGGGCGCTGGTATATCCTGTCCCTGCGTTTGTAAGCGTGATGCTGTTGACAAAACCTGTGTTCACCACTGCTGTTGCTGTCGCCGCACCAGAAGTAAAAGTCACACTTGGAGCGGTTGTGTATCCAGAACCAGGGTTGGTCACCACTACAGCAACAACAATACCACCAGAAATGGTCACTCCAGCCTCTGCTCGCACACCTCCTACCAAATCAGGTGCGCCAATAATGACGTTAGGAACGGTGGTGTAACCGCTGCCACCAGACGTGACGTTGACTCTGGCTATGCCCCCAGAACCTGTTGTGATGGTTGCGACCGCTGTTGCTTGCTCTCCACCAGTTTCATTAGGAGCGCCTATGGTTACGGTTGGAGCTGTTGTGTAACCGCTGCCTGGGTCTGTGATGCCAATCACACCTACAGAACCTATAGAAACAACATTGTTTCCGTCCCAGTTGTACAAACCTTTAGACGGGTCACCAATAATTACACGGTCGTTTTTGTATTGAGCAGTCGTTATGCCCGAACTAGAAAACGTACCAGAAGCGGCAACGTTACCCAAAGATGAACTGGTTAAATTGTAGTATTCGGCTCTGCCATTGTTCTCAAACGCAAGTAAGTAATCACTAACATTGATACTTGCGGAGGTTAGCACCGTGACCGTATTTCCAAAATTTACGGCAACGTTTGCAGCATTAAGAGCTGATTGTCCTGCAACAATTTTGATGTTGCCAAACCCTATGGGCATGGCGTTCTCTAGCCATGCAAATTCATCTTCATCAATAGCCGTTCTGTTGGCTTTGGTGTTTAAGCCTTTGAAGTTTTTGATGACAGCATAGGACTTTTTTTGCTCTGCTGCTGCCATGATTAGTACGGTGAAGAGTAGGGGTCAGGAATTCTACGGGTAAACGTGCTGTTTATCGCAGCTTGGATGTGTTTAGCGTACTCTTGTTTGAAAATTTCCGCTTCACCATAACTTTGCTCTTTGTACTTGGCTTTGTAAGCCGCATAAAACTGCACAGGCGTGGTGTACGGATCCACAATCTGGTCCGTCTGGCTAGGATTGGTTGCCGTTAACGCTGTAGGCAGAATAATGGTGTCTACTTCTATGGCATAGCTTTGGTCTGGGATTGGACCTATGTACAACTGCCCTTGTCCATACGTAGAAAAGCACACAGGTCTGCCTACGTAGTTTTGCCAATAGCGCAACTGTGCATTGAAGTTGGTCCACGGCAGATAACGCAGCGGAATACGGCTGTTGCCCCAGTACAACGTGACGTTTAGCACGTCCAGCGTGTACAGAGAGTTGGGCAAAGACGCCAAACTAATAACTTCACACGGAGAATCGTACTGGAACACCATGTTTGTACTGCCTGCCACCGTAAATGTTGTGCTGGGTGGGTAGGCTTGGTTACCGTAGGGGTAGGGAGGCACGGTAGAGCCAAGTGTGCCGCCTGTAATGACTTGGTAAATGAAAATGCCAGAGAACACAAAGTCTCCAGCAGCCAGTGTTGTACCTGCTGCCCACTGTGTAGCTGCCACACCTGTGCTAGACAGGGGCGTGTACGTCACCTGCAAGGTTCGCAGACAGCCAGTATCCCTGACCGTTCTCTCACGAGCCTCGTTGATGTAATCTGTTAGTTCAGAATCGGACCAGAAAACGCCATTGGCATCGTGCAACAGCCGCTGAACTTGCGTGATATAAGTCGAGAGGGTTGCCATTTAGCGTCCATAATTAGGCGGCTTTGGAATTGACCTTTCCCCCTGCGGACTTTTCAATCCGCAAGGGTATTACGCCAACCGCCGAGGGTAACGAGCGGTTCTGTTCGGGAGGCTGCTCAGAAATCTTGAACTTTGCAAGCCTCTTTAGTCCTTCTTCAAGTTCACTGTGTAGACGTATGAACCCCAAATAAGCCAAATACGGCTCTTTGTTGGGGTCCATGTAACCAAAGATGTGTCTTACAGCCCCTAAAGGAACCTGAACGGTCTTGCCTTTAGGAAACTTGTATTCCACGTAAGCGTAAGACGCAATTAAGTCTTTATCGCTCTCGTTGGTTACCCAAACGTCACTCATAGCGTTACAACGTCACCGAAAACCGTAATTTCAACTGAATTGTTGGCTGCGGCTGCTGTTCCGACATACACATACAAGGAACCAGAGTACACAGTAGATGCCGCTGCGGTAGACAGAGGCAAATCTTGGAACTTGGTAGCACCTGTAACGGTTGTCAGAGCGGCTGCGTTGGTCACTGCGTTAGATGTGTTGCCATCTGAGCTGGTCAGGATGGTCACATTTGCAAGAGCAACGCTGCCAGAAGCGCCAGCTACGGTCACACGGCGAACAATGTAAGACGTATTGTTGTTCTGAGCAAGTGTGGCAACTGCATTGCCTGTTGCACCCAAATAAATTGGAGAACTTAAGGGTGTGCAAACAGCAAAGTTGCCAAACTGGTCAGGATAGAACGAGCCTACATGATTCGCATTCATGCCGTACCCCTATTATGAGTTGTAAGTACCGCTGGCAGACTGACCGCCATTGGATGCATACAAGGTAATAGTAGGAGTACCAGCCAACACGTTGGCACGGTAGTTGGTTCCATCACTCCAAATCAAGCCGCTGGTGTTGTTGGCAAGAGCCACAACCCATGTGGGGCTGGAAATGTTGTTGCTGGTGTTCATCTCAATGGTCACGTTAGCGGTTGCCAACATTTGATAGAAGCCAGCAGGAATGGTGGCGGTGGCATTGCCGAGCGACTGAGGCTGGAGGAACGCACCAGCGGTGTTCGTTGCGGCATTTGCCAGTAGGATTTTATTTGCACTTAAAGACATGGTGTGTACTCCTTACAGTGAGAGGTAGTTGTAACCAGTCACTTTGGTCATGGCTTTAGGTTTGACGTTGATTAACTCAGCAATCATCAAAACTGCGCCAACATAACCAATCTGCCAGTTGGGAAGTGTGGATTCAAAGCCTGTGAACACAAACGAACCTTGCTCGTGGATGTACAGAGACAAGTAGTTGGTGTTGATGAGGTACATCGTACCTTCAGGGCAGTATGGGTCTGGGTAGATAGGTACGCCAGCAACCATCAATGCACGGAAAGCAGCTTGAGGACCGTTAGGGTCACCATCAAAGCCAGAGCCAGGGGTGATGACATACTGCTCTTGACCCACAAAGTCTTGAGCCAACAGAGTCCAAGTACCAAAACCGCACACACCAAAAGAAGGCATTTCAGCGCCATTCTTCACTGTGCCAGAGATGTACTGCAACACGTTCTGACGTGTGGGGTTCACACCGCCAGCAGCGTATTGCTTGGACTTCCACCAAGTGTAGGTAGAGCGGTCAATGTTGCCGTAAGTGCCAGAGTCGGCAATCGCAGCAGGCAGACCAATAAACTGTTGAGTGTTGCTGGTGTTGTTGTACAAGGCTGTAGCCATTGCATCCATCATCACGTTGGTCGCATCGTTCATACGAGCTTCGATCAGAGGAATAATCGCTGCGTCCTGCTGTACTGCACCCTCCATGCCTAGGAAAGGCACAGGAGAAATCATCAGTTTCAGGTCGTATTCAGCGTTGTATGCGCCTTGCTGGACTGAAGGCTGGGCAAAAGAACCAGAGTAGTCAGACCACTGTGCGTTCACAAACTGAGCGCCCTGCACGGGTACGGTTACAGAAGAAACACCACCAGAAGCCTGCTGACTGTTGGCAATCAGCGCAGCCATCAAGGGTGTCGAGTTATAAAGCTGGACAACCAGCTTGGGAATAAAAGCCCTACGAGTAACGTAAGTCAACTCTGTAAATTGAGATGACCCTGTTGCTGGTAGGATGCCGCCGCCAATAGCCATAAGGCCTCCTATTTACAGATTAAAAAACAATACCCTCTTACAACCCAATAGGTCTGACGGGTTTCCGCAGATCATTGAGAGCCTTTACCGCTTCGTTTCTAGCTGCTGCTGCGGGATTCTTCCAGTAACTGTTCAGGTCAAATTGTTTGACGGCTGAAGGGTTGTAACCAGAAGAGGTCGGCACAGCGGCTTGCTTCATCCAAGCGTGATATTCCGCTGCTGTCTCGTGGTTGTTGATGCCACGCTCCAGCATAATTTTTTCGACTTCGGCAATTTCGTCTTCAGATTGAATCTTGCCCTTCTTCAACAAGTTTTGCCTACGCTTGTTAAGTTCTTCAACAGCGTCCCGCTCCCGCAATTTGGCTTCCAGTTGCTGCACACGCTCCTCAGACTTGCTGACGGCTCTATGTGTGTAATCTTCCAGTTCCAGTTCGGGAATAGGCAGGTCAGGCTTGACCTTTTTGGTCATCCGCAAAAAGTCTTTGCGGGTACTAGGGTTTTCAGCAAGTGTTTGAGCCAGCGCAGCTAACTCGTCACGAGCTTCTAAGGACATATTTTCTAAAGACATGATTACCCTCTAGTCTTGATTAAATAACTTTTTTGCCGTCACCAGGCTTTTGAACAGCCATGCCAGTTTTGCCAACCTTGTTAGGGGCTGACAAACCGCCAAGCTGGGAAAAGCGAGGTGTGTTGGTTACAACGCCGTGCTGCTGATTGTTGTCAGTAGGACGGCGAGGGGCTGCTGCGCCACGGGGTTTGAACAAATCCATGATGTTTCCTTACAGTGAAGATGGGGATGGTGAAGGTGCGCCACCCTGCGGAGGCATACCAGGAATTGGTGCTTGTGCCATCGCTCTGCCTTCAGGCGTTGCACCACCTGCCTGCGGTAGAGTCTGTAGCATCTGAAGTATCTCA